TATGAAAGCTCTTCAAGATAGAAGAGAGAAAACACGTCAAGATTTTTTCAAAGGAAGACAAGACGTTTCGCCTAGTCGACTAGATAGGAGACAAATTCAATCTGATTTATATGAAAAATTTAAACAAGAACAAATGAAACCTGTCTTAACTACCTCAGGTAAACCAACAGGGGCGTTTCAATCTATAGTACCAGGTGGACCTACCTTAGCTGACAGAGCTCAAGAACTTGCTTTTAAATATGGCCCAACATTTAAAGAAATAGGAAGTGATATTGGCTATGGCCTAGGAAGCATTGGTAAAGGAATAGGTAATTTTATTGGTAAAGGTGGAGTTATTGGTTCTGTTTTATCTGGACTTTATGATAAGTTTAAAAGTGGAACTCAACAGGGAATAGAAACTGTTGGTGGTCTTTACGATAATTTAAGAAAAACTTTAGGTGGTGGTGAACCACCTGTTGTTAATTATGGAGGAAGTAGTGATATAACAGTGACAGAACAACCTATGTTTCCTTACAACTTTGAAACAACTTTGAAACCAAAACCTGACCCTCTTTTACCAAGTGAAATGTCTCAAGAACAATTTATGGAGTCTTATCCTGAGCTGTATTCAGGAAATCCTTTATTTAAACAACAAAACTTTCAACCAATCAGAGTGAGTGATATGGATATGTCTGGTGTTGTAGCTAGTGAACGTGGTCAAAATTTAATGAGTCAATTACAAAATTTACAGAATTTAGCTCAACAATATAATTTAAATAAAATTCAATTTGATCCGTTCAATCCAAATAGAATAGGTTATAAAGATCAATTTATGTATAACAATACTCCTGTAAACTATAATATAGGCATTGGTAATCAAGGGATAGAAGCTGGTTTAAATTTCGCATTTAAAAAGGGAGGAAGTGTAGACAAATACGCTGGTTTAGGTTATAAACTTAAATAAATGAAATTAATTCAATTTATTATAAATATATTTAAAAGAAAGGTAGAGAAAGATCCCCACGAAGAACACTGGGGAATAGGTGCATCATGATAAAAATTACAGAAGAACTTCGAGCTAGGGTTATCGCCCATGAAGGAATTGTGGACGAATTATATTTAGATTCATTAGGAAAGGCCACTGTGGGCATCGGCCATTTGATACAGCCACATGAGAGAGATAGATTTCCAGAAGGAAAAAAGATTTCTAGAGAAGAAATAGACGAGTTATTTGATATTGATATCAACAGAGCCGCGGCAGGCGCTGACTTATTAGTTGAAGAATGTATTGGAGTCGGACTTGAACTGCCTCAACATATTGGTGAAGTGATTGTGGAAATGGTTTTTCAATTGGGAATTCAAGGTGTTCGAAATTTTAAGAAGATGTGGAAAGCGATGAGAGTTAAGGACTGGAAAACAGCTTCACTGGAAATGAAAAACTCCAAGTGGCATTCACAGACTCCCAAACGCTGTGAAGAACTAGCTGAAATAGTTGCAAATACATAATTAATTCCCATATAGATTAAAGAACTGCTTTTAAAGGGTTCTTTATTAATGCTCATAGAAGGAGATTATTATGACAACACTAAACTATAATTTAATGCGTTCAATTATTGGGTGGGATCCAAGTTTCTTAGAAGAAGAAGCTTTTGAACAACATTTTCCCCCTTACAACTTATACGAAATAGAAGAAAACAAGATAAAGCTAGACATGGCTTTGGCTGGATATAACAAAGACAAAATTGAAGTCACTGTTAAAGATAGTATTCTTTGTGTTTCTACTAAAAAAATTAACAAAGATTTAAAAGAAAAGTCTTTTATTCATCGAGGAATAGCTGAAAGAAACTTTGAAAGAAAATTCAAACTAGCTGAATTTATGGAAGTGACTGATGCTAAAATGGAAGACGGTCTTTTACAGATTATCTTAGAAAGAATTGTTCCTGAAGAACAGAAACCTAAGAGTATTGAAATAAAGTAAGATTAGGGGCGAAAGCCCCTTTTCCTACAGAGTTCTTCTAATAAAGTTTGGAAAGCGACCTTCTTGTTTAAAGGTCATATAAGCTGCATACCAATCATTTTTGTATTCTGCTTGACAGAATTGTTTAATGGTTTCGTCTTTGTCTTCTTTTACTTTAAAGAAGTTTAAAAAGTGATCCATTGATCTTTTTGTTAAATTAAACATTTTTATTTTCTCCTTGTGATAGATGTTTTATCCACATCTTAAAAAAAGAGAATTGTTGTTTTCGCACAATAGATATGATAAATTAATAGTTAGAATGATAACGACACAATGTACAAGGAAGGTAACTTTGATGTATGTTGCAAAAAGTTTTTAGATTTAGTGGCCCTTGCAAAAACATTACAATTTATTAACAGTCGTTATCGTTCTTTTTAAGCCACTCCGTCAACTGACAGCATCTTTTCTAACTTATTCAAATACCATTGAGCTTTCCTGATATCTTCGATACCATTCTTTTCACGATGTCTGGCCAGATATTTCCATATCTGACCTTTCAAATACCCAATAAACTCATCCTTTGTTAATTGAGATTCAATCGCATCGATTGTTTCAATAGTTTTATTTTTATAATAGTTAGGATTAATTTTATCACTCATTTTGCTTCTCCCCAGTTATTACCAATAGCGACGTCAACCTTAGACGGAACGCTCATTTCTATCGTATTTTCCATAATATCAATGATTTTCTTTTTTGTTTCTGGATCATCTTTTAGACTGATTGCTAATTCATCGTGAATTTGAATCATTGGAGTAATACCTTCTTTATCCAAGTCAATCATTGCTTTCTTTGTTTGATCAGCAGCTGATCCTTGAATTAATCGATTTAAAGCTTTATAGGTCCCTGATCTTTTTAAAGGAGTGTATTCACCATACTCTTCTTTCGCTCTATCCAAAGGATACGCTTTATAAGACCCAAATGCTTTAGGTTCCCATAATTCAAAACGACATCTTCGACCTAAGAAAGTTTTAACAGCACCTCTTTTATTTGCATGATCGGAAACTGCGTCAGCTAACTGTCGAACAAAAGGCACTCTTTCATTATATTGTTTAATCAAAGACTTTCCTTCTTCTGGATCAATACCTAATTGATCAGATAGTTTGCCTACACCCATGCCGTAAAATAGCCCTAAATTTATGGTTTTAGCGCTCTTACGAGGTATGTTTCCAATCTCAGCCATGATTGTATGAAAGTCTGTTTCTTTGTCTTCATTATAAGCTTTGACAATCTTTTCAGCACCTTCAAGCTTCACGATGTTCGCATAGTGGCTCACGAGTCGTGGCTCTTGCTGAGAGTAGTCGAAAGAACCCCACTTCTCTCCTTCTTCAGGTAAGAACAATCCTCGAACCAAAGAACCGATTTTAATGTCGGACTCAGCGTCATCTTTAGCAGGAATTTGCTGAAGGTTAGGATTAGAATAACTAAATCGACCTGTCAGCGTACCACCATTTTCTGTTCGTAACTGATTAATATTCGCATGAATTCTTCCGTTATGCTGATACTTTTCAATCGTATGGAGGAACGTGGTCCGTGCCTTGTTGAAGTTTCTGGCCTGAACAATTGCTTTAGGAACAGGATGAGGATGAAACTCTAAAAAGCTTTTAGTAAAACTAGGATTACCTTTATCTGTTTTTGGATAATCAATTTTACATTGATCAAAGACCGTCGCAATAGAACGAGCAGCCCAAATATCACACTTCAAACTAGTTTCTTTAAAAACAAAATCTAACAGTTCATTTTCTCTTTTAATAAAAGATTTCTCTGCTTTCTTTAATTGTTCTAAATCAACTCTCACACCTTTCTTTCTCATCTTCATGAGAATAGGAATTAAATCTGTTTCTAAATCAAAAACAGTTTGTAAGTCTTGTTGAGTAATTTCAGGTTTTAGTCGGTCCCATAGCTTTAAACAAAGAACAGCATCTTGTTCAGCATACTCACCTACATATTGAGAAGGTATCTTAAACATTTCACTTTTAGGATTAACACCCCATTGAGCAGCAGTTTCATTTAACAGAAATTCATTTTTACTTTCAGCTAAATATTCTTTTGCCACTGCGTTCAGTGAATAGCTATATTTATTTTCATTAATCAAAGGAGCCGCGATCATCGTATCAATAATACGACCATTCCACTTAACACCTTCAGCTTCTAACCAACCAAAGTCATAGGTGGCGTTATGGGCTATTTTCTCTCCTTCTCCAGAGAGCATTTCATTTAGCCAGTCAAACACGACTCGTGGATCGTGGTTAAATCCTGTTTCATGTCGAATAGGATAATATCCTTTCCAACCGTCGACAGCGATTGCCACACCAATAATTTCTCCGTCATTGGTCGCCCACCCTGGACCTTTATCCATGATGTTCGGATCTTTTGTTTCTAAGTCAATTGCAATTTTATCTGCATCTTTAATGTTTGGGAAATCCATTGGTGGAACCCATTCTGATTTAGGTTTAAACATACCTATTTGTTTACTCATATTCTATATGCCTCTCTAGACTGTGGTGTTATAATGTAAAGGTTTTCTTTAGCCCTTGAAAACGCTACATAGAAAAGTCTATGCTCATTAACAGGATTAACCCTGTATTCCTCATAAGCCATTTTTCCTATATCTAAAGACACAACAACATTATCTGCTTCACCACCTTTTTGTTGATGAATAGTCGATAAGGTTACACGTGGCTCTAGAGCTAAGTTCTCACCCCTTGTTTCTAAGTTTTCTAAATACGCTTTAGTTTCAGTATTGATTGTCGTCATTACTTCTGCCCAAGGCGTACCAAACTCAGCTAGTAATCCGAAATCATCTTTTAAATTATTAAAAGATAACTTCTTATCTGGAAAATTCTTTCGTTGTTCTGCAATAAGCTTTTTATTACCTCGAGCAACAAATTCTTTTCCCAAACACTTGTAAAGGTTTTCGATCAAACGAATAGGAACTTCATTAGTCTCCGACCTCATTAAATCTTTCCAAGTTAAAATCGCATTTCTTTCTTTGGTACCGATTGAATAACGATATTTACTGTCTTTCAGTTTAACTCGAAAAAAGATATTTTTCTTTCTCATCACTTCTTCCATGTCATCACGAATTGTTCTTGTACGACCCATTAACAACCAAGAACCTTCATCCATATTTAAATGAAACATTCCTCGAATAAATTCAACGGAACCGTCTCGATTAGCAGGAGACCATTTAATATCTCTACTGGATGCAATTTGTTCTTCGACTCGATTAACAATCTCCCAAACTTTTTTAGGAACTCTTTTTGATTCATCTAAAACAATCAGGTTTTTAGCTTCTTCTTTAACTTGAAGAGCTCTGGATACATCTGCGTCTGCCCAAGTATAGATTGCTTGATTAGGGTCCATAGCAACATAAGATTTTTCAGAATTACTCCAAATCTTTTCTGCCATTTTCCATTGAATCGTCGACATATCTTGTGACTCATCAAAGAACACTACTTTAAAAGATTTAAAAAAACTTCCATTCACGTAGTTCGTAATTAAATCTGTAAAATCTACTTTTGGTCCTTGATCTTTTACTAAGTATCCATTAGTTCCACTGGTAAACTGTTCATAACCAACAGATTTATATTCTTTTAATCCTTTATCGATATATTCTAATTTATGCCAAATAATATCTTTAGCAAACATGGCCCAACAATCACGTAAAGGAATGTCTCTTCTTTTTGCTTTTTCTATGAGATCAATGTATTTGTCATCATAATTGTTGAAAAATATGTCATCATCGTTACTAACGTTAATATTAATCCTAAGTTCATTTGATATGTTTCTCCAATCGTTGTTACTCATTATATGCTCTCTTGTAAGACCCATTTGTCTTAGAGCAAAAGAGTGTAGGGTGCTAAAGTTTTCTAACTGACTAGATGCAATTTTAAACTTCTCAGAAGCTCTTTGTTTAGCTTCATCGACAGCTTTATTTGAAAAAGAAAAGAAAGCTATCTCATCAATCGAAACATCATTAGCTAAGTGTTCTTCTATTTTATCTAAAATAAAAGTCGTTTTACCTGTCCCTGGGGGACCGATAACAACCGTAGGGTGTTTTCTATCCAATAAATTCATGTGCGTAACAAACCCTTTCTTTATGTTTTTCTCTTAGTTCTTGAGAGTATCCACCAAAGTTAGACTTCTTTTGTCCTGTGGCTATTCTGGTTAACTCTTTTTCATAATCATCTTTTCGATTTTGTTTATTATGAGTCGTCGGTCTCCACTTTTCAGGGTGCGCTTCTCGATATTCACCAAAACGAGGATGTGCTGTTTTGGAAAAGAATCGATGACCGAGGACCGTGAATTGCTTTGCCACTGCTTCCGACAAACGAACTCCTAAACCTAAACCTTGAAAATCAGGAAGTATCACTGTTCGATGTTCCCTCCATGCTTTTTCTTTGATTGTTCCTGAGGGAAAAAAGATAACTGATGAAAATCCGACTGGGGTTCCGTTCCATGTTGCGATCCAACATCGTGTAGCTGTACTGATGTTTCCTGTGAGATAGTGATGCTCAGCGAAGTATGACCAAATTTTGTGGGAACAAGGAAAGACTTCCAAAACAATCTTGGGTCGCCTAAGAGACCCCCTTGATACCACCTTACTAGAGTTTGTATCAAACACCCAGTCAGGTTGTAACCAGTCAATGATATCATAATGACATGATGCAAAGACAACGTTTTTAATATCTTTATTTCGAATAAATTTTTGCAAAGCATTCGAACAAGATTTTGCTACATTACGATCTACCACACTGGTGAATTCATCAATGACTGCATTATCTTTTATTCTTCTCGCTAAGTCCGATCGAAATCTTTCTCCTGTACTAAGAACGTGATACGGTCTCATCCAAGAGGGAATAGAATTAAATCCAACAGAAGATAATCTATCTTGAGCCTCTTCTGGTGTATCAAAGTGAGAGCAAACAGCTTTGTTTGAATCCCATTGAATATTTTCTTCTTCTCCAAATTCTTTTAATAAACTTGATTTACCACTTCCTGAAGCTCCCACAATTAAACCAATATTAAATCCTTCTTTTGGTTTTTGAAACTCTGGTAGAGTAAATTCTGTTTGACCGTCGAATTGATAGTCAAACATTCTACTAATCTCATTAGTAATGTGATCAGTTTGTACTTGTGACGTTAGTTTTTTCAAAACGGTATTTCCTCCTCTTTTATTTCTTTTTTCATATCAGGAACTTCTAGTTCGATGTCTTCTATGGTTAATTGTTTAATCTTCCATAATCTCATTCTAGTGTTCTTGACTGTTCTAATTAAGTCTTGTGCTTCATATTCTTCTTTTAATCTCATTGTCACCCACGGTCTTGACTCTTTGAAATCATTTCTTTTTAAATGATCCATTAAATCTTTGAGAGCAAAATAAGTAAATCCTTCTTCTGTATAAGATTTACCTAAGAATATATCTGCTATTGTTAAAGCTTCACCTTGATGTAGACAAAACTCTTCTAACAATTCTTTAAACTCACCTTTCTTGGTTACTTCCTCAGGTGGATAATCGATAGAAATAGACTCAAACAATTCGCTATAAGTTTGATTCCATTCTGCTGAACTCATGTTCATAATGCCTTTGTTTAATTGTTCTAAACAAGCTTGAATAATTTTTTTATGAGTCATCAAATCTTCCGTATTGGATATCTCAATTCTTCGATCATCGACATTTAAGAAATATCTAGGTGGATCGGACTTATAAACTTTTAAATCTGAATACACTGGATGATCTCGATCACCTTCACTTCCAATACCAAACTTTCTTTTTTTGCAAAGTCTCTTGTTACATAAGGACTCGATTGGTGGTTGAGAACAACGATACATATATTTAGGAGCACCCTCATTATCACTTTGACTAACTTGTTTAATGACGACTAAAACTTCGTCCGACTTCAAAGGAGGGTTAATATAATTCCTATTATAATCTTCAATTAATTCTTTATAATTATCTGGATCTGCTTTACGATAGTAAACGCCTACGTTGAACAGAGCGTTATTACGTGATCCGTCAGAAACACCCTGTTCAGTTAGTATTTGTAGGCATGGAGGTCCGTCTTTAATAACCTCGTTCTTGAAATCGGTTTTAATCGATTTGAGAGCACCA